TTTTTATATACTATCAGCAAGTAACAAATATCCTTTGGAGTACATAACTCCTCAGAATATGTTTGAAATTAAAGCTGGATCAACAACTGCTAGACCTAGAGTCTATACAATTGAAAGTGATAATGAGACAGAAACTTTACGTTTTGGCCCTGCCCCTGATTCTTCTTATACTGGGTACTTATCATATTATAAAAGTTTTGGAGCTCTTAGCGATTCTAATACAACAAATTACATTTTAAACAAACATCCAGGAATATATTTATATGGCTCATTATACCATGCAGCAAACTTCTTAGGTGGAATAGATCCTAACCAAGTACAACAATGGTTACAGATGTATATATCTGCTATGGAAAGATGTGAAAATAATGACAAACAAGATTCATATGGTGGAGCACCTGTTACACAAAGAACAGATGTTCAAACAGATTTATCATTTTATAGGGCTAGATAATGCAAATACCTTTTGGAGAATGGCTACCTGATCAACCTGAACATTTAAATCCAGGTGCTAATGTAGCAACTAATGTATATTATGCTCTTAATTCTTATAAAAGATTTCCATCTTTAGTAAATTATTCATCAAATAATATTAGTGCAAATAGCAGAGGTGCAGGTTCATTTAGAGATAATGCAGGTAATGTATATAATTTTGTTGCAACTAATACAGACTTATATCAATTAGATGGTGGAACTTTTACTTCAAGAAAAGGAAGTTTAACAGGTAATAATACAAATTTTTGGACATTTACACAATTTGGTAATTATGTAATTGCAAGTAATGGTGTAGATTTACCTCAATATTATTTAATGGGAACATCTACTAACTTTGCAAATCTTAGTGCAATTAATACAGCAGGTACTACACCTAACTTTAAAGTTTCAGGTGTGATTAGGGATTTTTTAGTTACAGGTAATCAAAGTTCAAATCAAAACAGAATACAATGGTCAGGGATTAATGATATTGGTGTATGGACTGGAAAACAAGCAGACTTACAAGACCTACCAGGATCAGGTGGTCAAATTGTTCATATAACTTCTGGAGAGGTAGGATATGTATTTAGACAAAACCAAATAATTAGAATGGACTATGTTGGTGGTGCAACAATATTTAGGCTATCAGTTATATCTCCAAACAGAGGAGCTGTATTAGGTAGAACAGTATGTCAAGATAATCGTAGAGTATTCTTTTATGCTGATGATGGTTTTTTTGAAATTAATGGTGATAATGTAGTACCTATTGGAGTTGAAAAAGTTAATAGATTTTTTGATATAGATTTAAACAAAGCATTTAGTGATCGTATTTGTGCTGCTGTTGATCCATTTAATCAATTAGCTTTATGGTTGTACCCAAGTGCAAATAATACTTCTAACACAACTGGAATTTGTGATAGAATATTAATTTATAATTATGCAACAAAAAAATGGTCTTTAGCAAAAGCAAATGCTAGTACAATTTTTAATCAATTTGTAGGTGCTTATACAGTAGAATTAATGGATATTATATCTCAAAATTTAGATCAAATTAATATTGCATTAGATACAGATTTTTGGTCTGGTGGACAATTATTTTTAGGTGCTATTGATAATAATTTTAAAGCTGCTATTTTTTCTGGTACAGATAATGAAGGTGAAATAGAAACATCTGAAATAGAATTATTTCCTGGTACTAGAAGTAATATACAATCTGTTAGACCAATAGTAGATGCAGAAGCTACTGTTACTATTAAAACAAGAGATAGACTTGCAGATAATATTACTGAGTCTAGTGAAATATCTATGAACTCAACAGGTATTAATCCAGTAAGAAAGTCTGGTAGATATGTTAAAATTAATGTTAAAACACCTAGTGGTATACCTTGGTCAGATGCACAAGGTATAGATATTATTGCATCTAAAGCAGGATATAGATAATGTCAGATTCAACAGATATAGATAACGTAAGATATTCAATGGAAACACAAGAATTTTTTCAAAGACAAATAGAAGAAGCAATTAACACACTTATTAATGAAAAGAACCAAGAAAACAATAAAGCATATGCTTGGTTTATAGGAGAATAAATGGCAGGAATAAAAGATTACTCAACAACACAGATAAATAATTCAGATTTAAATGGTATCTCAGTTGCAGAAGGAATGTTACCTTCTAATCTAAATAATGCAATTAGAGCATTGATGAAGAATACTAGAGAATGGTTTAATGATTCTCAATGGGTAGAGTATGGCGATGGCGATGGTGTTTATACTGCTGCTTACGCATCAGCTACTTCATTTACAATTGCTGGTGTTGATGTTACTCCAATTTACCATGAAGGCAGAAGAATAAAATTAACTGCAACAACTCCTGGTACAATTTATGGAACAATTAGTTCTTCAACTTTTTCAACAAATACTACAATCAATGTAACTTGGGATAGTGGTTCATTATCAAATGAAGCTATCTCTAATGTTTATATTGGTGCATTATCAAAAACAAATAACTCTTTACCAACAGGTGTAATTGCTACTGCTACTTTAGCAGATGGTTCTGTTACTACAATCAAGATTGCTGATAGTGCAGTTACTACTGCAAAGATTAATGATGCTGCTGTAACTAATGCTAAACTAGGTGCAGACTCTGTTAATGGTTCTAAAATTGCAGATGATAGTATAGACTCAGAACACTATGTGGATGGTTCAATAGACACAGCTCACATTGCAGACTCACAAATTACAACTGCTAAAATCGCAGATACAGCTGTTACTACAGCGAAAATTACAGATTTAAATATAACTACAGCTAAACTTGCAAGTAATGCAGTAACTACAGTTAAGATTACAGATTCAAACGTAACAACAGCTAAGATTGCTGCTGATGCTATTGATGGAACAAAGATAGCTGACGATAGTATTAATAGTGAACATTATGTAGATGGATCTATTGACACTGCACATATTGCTGATTCTCAAATCACTACAGCAAAGATTGCTGACTCTAATGTAACAACTGCAAAGATTGCAGATAGTAATGTTACAACAGCTAAAATTAATGATGACGCAGTAACTGCTGCCAAGATTGCAGACGCAGTTATTGTAACTAATTCTGAACAATCAGGACATACACCTAATGATACTACATTCTTTACAACATCAGCTTCTGATGGAAGATACTTTAGACAGGATAGTTCTGAAACTATAGCTTCAGGTGATACTTGGTCTGGATCAGATGCTTTTGTTGCAACAACTGCTGCTATTGATGCTAGAGTTATAAACTTAGTAGATGATGTTGGTGGTTTTGTAGCTATAGCAAACGAAGATTCATTTCCAACTACCAATCCAGATATTAATGATGGTACAGGTACTATTGTATCAATCGCTGATGCTGGAGGTATGACTTATAATACTGGTACTGGAGTTTCAACAGATGCTCAAACTACTGGTGCTACTACAGTAACAATTAATTCTATACCAGCAGGTATTGGTAGTCCTATTCCTAATGGATATGGAATGTTAGTTGAAACAACAACTACATTAAATACTTATACTTTTCATAGATTAGTTCCTATTGCAACTGAAGTTACAACTGTTGCAGGTATATCAGGAAATATTACAACTGTTGCAAATGATGAAACTGATATTGGTGTTGTTGCTGGTATATCTAGCGATATTCAAAGTTTAGCAGATATTGAAGATGGAACAACTGCAACTAACGCAATATCAAATGTTGGAAATAATATTCCCTCAGTAGTAACTACAGCTTCAAATATTTCTGGTGTTAATTCTTTTGCTGATAGATACAGAGTATCTTCTTCAGCTCCTACAACATCATTAGATTCTGGTGATTTATATTTTGACACTTCTACAAATATTTTAAATGTGTATGGTGCTTCTGGTTGGCAGAACGCAGGTTCATCAGTTAATGGAACTTCACAAAGATACAATTATACAGCAACTAATGCTCAAACAACTTTCACAGGTTCAGATAACAATGGTAACACACTTGCTTATGATGCAGGTTACATTGATGTATATTTGAATGGTGTCAAATTATTAAATGGAACAGATGTTACAGTAACTTCTGGTTCATCAGTAGTCTTAGCTAGTGGTGCAACTACAGGAGACGTAGTTGATATTGTTGCTTATGGAACTTTCTCTGTTGCAAGTCTTAACGCAGATAATTTGACAAGTGGTACAGTACCAGATGCTAGAATTACTGGTGCTTATACAGGAATTACTAATCTTACAATGTCTGGAGATTTAACAGTTGATACAAGTACTTTATATGTTGATAGTTCAAATAATAAAGTTGGGATTGGTACAGCTTTTCCTAATAATTATGCTTCTTCTGCAAATACTTTAGTTGTTGGCAATACATCTAGTCAAAATGGAATAACTATTGTTACCTCAACAAGTGAAACTGGAAGCCTACAATTTGCTGATGGTGCTACTGGAAATCAATCTTATCAAGGTAGAATAAGATATGACCATTCTGCTAGTTTAATGAGTTTTCATGTTAATAATGGTTCAGAACGTATGCGTATCGACTCATCTGGAAATGTATTGGTGGGAACTACAAACTCTACTCCTGGTGTTGGAAATACAGACACAGGTATATCATTAAGAAATAATAATGGTGGTTCTCTTGCTGTATCAAGAAGTGGAGATAGAGCAGCTTATTTTAACAGAAACACATCTGATGGAGATATTGTTCAATTTAGAAAAGATGGAACAACAGTTGGTACTATATTTTCAAGAAGTGGTGTTGTAAGTGGTATCATATTAGACCCAAGAGCAGGTGGAAATGGATTACTTGGTCAAACAGGTGCAATAATTCCTGTAGATGAAAGTCAAACAAGAGAAGATAATGCTACTGATTTAGGAAACTCATCATACAGATACAAAGACCTATACTTAGGTGGTGGTCTATATGTTGGTGGCACAGGCACAGCAAACAAATTAGACGATTACGAAGAAGGAACTTGGACACCTACTGATGCAAGTGGTGCAGGTCTTACGTTTGCTTCTAGTTCAGGACAATATGTAAAAATTGGTAAAATGGTTTATCTAGGTGGTAATATAAATTATCCTGGTAATTCAAGTAGTGCTAGTATGATTATTGGTGGACTACCTTTTACTTGTGCAAATATTGGCTCTGCTGACCAATATGGTATTGCTGTTGTTTCTACAAATGTTGGTACTAACCATCAATTTAGAATACAAAAAAATACAACAAATATTCTTCCAAGAACAAACGCAAACGCAGTTATAGCTAATTCAGTTTACAGCAGTAAATTCTTTCAATTTTTTGGACAATATCAAACAACTTAACAACACAGGAGACAACACATGGCAATAACTAAAGAGACACAGATTGGTAAAATCGAAGTGGTCGGAAAATACAAATCAGTTCAAGTAAGAACAGATATTGTAGTTAT